AAGGATTTTTTGGCGAGAGTGACAAAGGCAGCCGAAACCGCTGCAATCGCAACAGCAGCAACTTTCATTGTCGATTTAACAACCGAGCCAAACCCTTTGATCGATCTTTGCACCATGGCAAAGACTTTCTGAGTATTGTCCTTCGCGTTAATCGGTATTGTTATTCCTCTAAATAACTTACCCATCCTTTTTCTCGTTTTGAATCTTCATAAATGCTATCCAGCCTTTAAACTCTGATACCGAAATTTGATCAACCTCTGCCAATGTCTTATGCAGATGTTGAGCAAGTGCATATCTGGTCTGTAAATCAGTATCAGACCTTATTTTTTTTCGACTTCCTCAACAGTTTCATCGCTTTGGAATATCCAAGTGGCTACTTTGTTTATGACCATCGCATCAGCTTTCTTCATTAAGGCTGCTTTATCTGATAACTCAAATATTCGATTGCCATCACCATCCATAGCACAATGAATAATGGCTAATGCCATCATTTCCATGTCGCTATTCCTTGCCAGTTTTTGCAGCTTGTTTGATATATCTAATGTTAGAGGCTTGGCATAGATCACCAATGGATCTCCATCGGCTCCCCATTCCTCAACTTCTAACTTCCTAATGTCAAGACTCGCAAAATGCGACTTAACATTATCAATTGGGCTACTCATCTTAAACTGTTGTTATGCTTAGATCGCCATCACCTTGAGCAGTGAAGCTCACCATGACTAAATCATCATAAGATGTACTGATCGAAACACCAGTCACAATCGCTGTACCAGTGTAATAAGTATCGCCTGAATCTGCCCCTTCTGGGTACATATTCAGAGTAACTTCATCACCCGGATTCAGTGCTTGTTGACCAGCATCGGTATCTTCGAGCCAAATTGCATCAATTGAAGCAGACCAAGATTTCAAAGTGCCAGTATAAGTCCTAGCAGCATCGCCCATCTTAGTTGTCTCAACAGTGTCAGAATTGTAATCAATACTGAATGATCGAATTGATCCCACAGCATCAGATCCAACTTTTACGACCCCATCCTTTCCTACATGTGCCATTTTATTTTCCTCTATTGTTTATAATGCTGTATCAGGTGCATTTGCAGCAGTCTGATATAAGCAATTCCAAGACATTGTGGCTACAGCCAATGGTTGATCGCCTTCGCCTTGGTAGTTAATATCAGTTGACTCAAGATAAATATCTTTCACCAACCCGTTTATAGTTGATCCACCTAAAGCAGTCTCAACCTCTGAACATACTGTGTCGATAGTATCGTCATAATTAGAAGTACCTTTTACATATGCTTCTATTGCAACAGTCAGAACTCTGTTAAAAATTCTTGACTTACCACCCATATCAATAGGCTCAGAACTTTCGGCTGTTGTATAAATCAACAATCCGGGAAGATTGGAACTTTGCAATGGATAAACTCTTGACTGATAAACTTTCGTTCCAGTTGTAGTCAATCCAGTGACCTCGGTTGCAATTCTTTCCCTGATCTGTTGTCGAACATGAGCCATTATTGTGTCTCACCAATCAAAACAGTCACCCCTGTAAAATCGGGCTGAACTGAAACGATGTTATAGGTGACACCATCAACTTGAATGGTGTCACCTTGCTCAACTGAAGTGACATCGGAGCTTTGGCAGTAAAAAACAGGCTGGCTGCTTTGAACTCCTACTTCCTCACCCGGTATCTCGAAGTATTCCCGATTAAAGATCACATCAATAGTTGATGCAGACCCATTAATTGTAATACTTGCCGAACTACCATGAGAGTCAGTATCAAAGAACCCAGCGAGATCATTACTGCTTTCAAGAACCATATCACTTCTTAGATCGTTTTTTGGTTTTGGTACTGCTTTTCTTCAATCCAACTGAACGATCAACAGGTTTCTCAACATTTACATGATGAGTAATCTGATTGGATGCCAATAAATTTGGTGCATCTATATCAGATACCTCTGCTGTATCGCCAGCCTTGAAGAATGTTCCAGCAATTCCGCATCCTTTTAAAACTGTGTATTTTTTCATAACAAAAGTAGTGGGCTAGTTATTAGCCAGCCCACCTAAGCTAATTAATCACTTCCTTTAGTGAATGATTGAGCATGCCTTACAGCAACGTCAACAAACTGAGTTGCTCTCAAGCGAGTGATTGAATTTGCAGATCCAGTATAAGGATCAACAAGAATATCAACTCCACCAAAAAGCCCGATCAAAAGATCAGCCCAGTTTCCAAAGTAAGCAACACCAGCAGCAACAGCATTAGAAACATACACTGGATGTCCATTTGCTTGACCATTTTCAAGAATGAACGTGCCAGAGCCTGTATCTTTGCTCTTAGACTTCATGTTAGCTGCTACCGCAGAAGTGGTTAGATAAGCTGGATTGCTTAATACAACATTGTCACCCAAGACAGATCCTTCCATCGCTACTATTTCAGCGAAAGTTGGAATTGAATCAGTGGCAAATGATTGAGTATTAACACCAGTTTGGTTATCGATACCAGTTGGCTGTCCAGAAGAACCAGACCCAGCCAATGCACCAGAATCAATCAGATTAGCAATACCACCAGCTAGATCATTTCGGATAATTCTTTCCATGTCTAGTGTTGATTGTTGCAACATTTGATTGGTAACTTCTGTATACATGCTGGCAGTCTTAGGAGACATAGTGACTGAACCAAGTGTCATTTCTGATTCACTTGCAGCACCACCTTCAGCAGAAATCCAAGCAGCTGTACTTACACCAGTTGCCTTTGGAATTTTTACTGAATCTTCTAAGTCAGCTAGAACTGTTGCACCCGCAGCAATTACACCTGATGCATTTCTGAGGGCTTCAATGAAAGAACCCGGAAGGAATCTTTCACCTACACCACCAGCATCATTGGTTGTATTGATGTCTCTGGCATGCCAGTTACCCATTACCTCAGCTGGAAGCGTAAGACCCGGAGTGTTCCGGTTGTAGTTGTCTTTAGCTGCTGCCGAGCATTCAAATTCGAATTTAGCTGCTTCTTGCGCTCTGATATCAGCTGGATTAGCCATCGCACGAACAGCTCTAAGAATACTAAATTGACGAGTTTCTTTTTCAGTTAACCCGATCTCTTTAGTGTCTAATGGCTGATCAACAGGAAGTGAGTCCAAAAGTTGTCCTCTGAAATCTTCAATAGAAGATCCATTCCTGATTGCTTTTCTAGCTAACTCAGACTGATTGTGGCGATAACCAAGTTCCAATATTTCATCATTTTCTTTTGCAACATTGGCTCTGGTTTCCTTTACAGCAGTGTTTCGAACATCATCAACGTTTATTTCAACGTCTTTAGTTTCTATATCACTCATTGTTTTTTCCTCAATAGTTAGAGTGTTAGATTCATCAACAACTTCCACTGTTTCCTCAACGGATTCAGCTTCTTTTGTTGGGTTTATTTCTGATGGTTCGGATCTAGCGACACCGACATTCACGCTTTGATCAGCCGGGATCGATACGATACTGGCTTCTAAAGGAGTGAATGCAACCCGATAAGTGGGTTCGTCAGCATCCTGATCTCGTTCCATGTTTGTGATTGAATAACCTACCGACACGTTAGATCGGATGCCATCAACCACATCTTGCCAAATTTCAGTAGCGAGTTCAGATCGACCAAATCTGACCTTAGCAAGTGTCCGCTTGCTATCTTCGTCTAATTGAAATTTCTCAATAACCCCAATTTGTCGGCTCATATCGTGATCCAAAAGCAAGGGCGCACGACCCTGACTTATAAAATCAGTATTGATCGACTCTTGTGAGTGATCGAGTATTTCCCAACCAAAAGGTCTTCTAACAGGTGATTCTGATGTCAAAGCAATGCGAACAGTTCTTTTATCTTCATCAATAAATTCTGCTCTGGATAGATCGACTGATCTAAACATTTTTTCTTCACCTGAAATCCTGTCTTCAGATTCTGGTTGTACTTCATTTCCCTCATTCTCGGAGAGATTATTTTCATTTTTCATAATAAATTCCTCTTTGATATGAAGATTATCTTTCAAGTCTTTCGACTCGCCCATTGAATCTCCCGATTCAAATTCTTTTTTAGTGAATGGAGGCATCTTCCTCACTCACAATAAAACTTTCTATTTCATCAACCGGGGTGAATACAATCACCATGTCTTCACCGATCAATTCTTCTAATTCCTCATCTGGATCAAAAACTATTTCTTTTTCTTCTTTTTCTTCTTTTTCTTCTTCCTTCAGTTGCAAAGACCCTGACACCTCACACAAACAGGTCGGAGAATAACCTGTCTCTTTGCCTCGCATCACCCAAAATGCACCCACCACCATCACTCGCTATCCTCATCAATATCAGGTTGAACTGCTGTCTTAGGAACTCCAAATGGTTCAAAAGCCATTTCAACCCCATACTGTTCAGCCAATGCCTTCTCAGCATTGATTGTTTGGAACAATTCATCGACATCTCGACCAAAGTTGGCTTGAACGTCTTGCATTGTTACTTGTCCATTTTGCATTCCAAGAATTTGAGCTTGGATTTCTTGCAGCGGATTCACATAAGTCCATGATCTTGGAATGAATGTGGCACTGTTGGCAAATTTGTCGTATTTGCTGATCGGTAATTCTATCGATCTGGTGGTCATGGCACTAAGCAGCCATCTTCTAAATATTGGGTCAATAAAATGATCGATTACAAATCTTTGGATCATTCTGTACTGATCGCGATCAGCCATAACACCTTGGCGGATCGATGAGTAATTGACACCCTGTAAATTATTAGCCAGTTCTACATATGAAACATTTAAACCCGATGCAATCCCTCGAAGGATCGCTTTCTGAAATGGCTCAAATGTAGTATTGGGATAATCAGGATCCCATGATTTAAACTCGGTACCCGCTGGCAGTTGTTCTATAGTGCCGGGCGATGCATCCATAATTGGTGTGAATGTATCTTCAGTATCTTCGCCAATGTAATCATCTCCATCTGGTGAAACAATGAAACCCATCTTGCTTGCTCCAACTCTGGCTGATACAACTGCTGATTCTTCAAAACCAGATAACATCTTCATTCTTGCTAGAATGGGTGATGTCCATGGCACACCCCTTGTTTGCTCTGCACGAGTAGGCATATAAGCATGAATCATATCCTCAGCTGGCAATCGGATATATTTGTTGTTGTAGTTGACACCCAAGCTAGATCCCGGATGGCTTTTTAGAATGTAGTAGGCAACAGGCTTGCCGAATGAATTAGTCTCAACACCCATCGTCACCCCGTTTCCAGTATCTTGATTCTTGGTGCTGTAATTCTCATCCAAGTGATCGGCTTCCAAGAACTGTATCTGATAACCGAATCGGTTGTCTGATCTGAGATGTCGAATCAATACTTCACCATCCCTCGCAAGTGACTCAACAAATAACTGTTGGCAATCAACAAAACTTTGTCTGCCATTGGCAGTGGGTATTCCATTTCGACACCAAGCATGCCAAGCAGATTCAATCATTTGATTACCAGCAATATCCAAAGTGCCATCGTCATTCCTAGACTTCATTGATAGCCTGATTCCAGAAGGACCGACCACATTATTGACAAGCATTTTTAAATACCGAGAGATATAGCCATCATTTCTGGCTAATGCTCTGGATCGATCTCTTAATGTTTGCAATGCACCTGATATTTCTTGATCGGCTGAGTTATTACCAGCCACCCAATCAGCAAACAATCTTCCACCTTTGGCACCAGCATATGATCGCTTGAATGGAGATGCTTTTTTCTTTCGACCTATTAATCTGTCATACCATGCCATTAGAATTTCACCTTGATCTCTGAGCCAGTTGGCTGACCTTTTTTAATTCTCATCTTTTTAGTTTCCTTGCTTACTAGGTAGGAGTAATGACGTTCCCAATCTCTGATCTCTGCTGGTGTCATTCGACTGAGTGATCTGCCAGCAATACTCATTGACATCTGATCAATCGATGCACGATTTTCCAACATGGCTCTAAGTCCATCTAATATCTTTCTTGCATTGGATCTTGGATCGGATGTATTGGTATCAAGATCAGGATCAACTGTGACAATGCCAGTGCTGTAAACAATTCGTTCTGAGTCTGAGCTTCTAACGACATATTCTTGATATGTATAATCACCAGCAGTATAAGAAGCAGTGGTGCTTGATCCGACCTCGACAATATATTCATCTGGATCAGAATTTTCTGTGGCGGTTATTGCGATCTCTGTCGCAGCAGAGGCGAGCAATCTAAATGAATATTTAACTTGATATGTTGCTATCGGATAATCAGCAACCATCGCTGTTCGCTTCCATACCCAACGATCACCAACGACTAATGTGTCGGGTACTTGAGTTGGATAATTTGTTGAAGTAAAAAGGTTCGCCACTTATATTCCTACAGACAATTACAAGAAACGATATTGAGCCACTTTTTAAATGTCAAGCCTTATCCCTAAGTTGTTGTAAATATTAATCTTTCCAACTATTCACAAAAGATTTTCTAGGTAACTTCCTCTGTAGCCCGGTTGTTTGCTCTGGTTGTTTTCGTTCTTCTTTGATTTCATTCTTTCGCATGGCGATCTTTTCAAGGTTCGGTTGCAATACATGAAAGGCAGCCAAACAATAAACCCATGTATCTAATGCCTCATTCCTTTCTCTGATTGGTTTAAAGACCAATCTCTTTTGACCCTTAACATATTTGATTATTCTTTTTTCTGAGGTCAGCTGCTTGAAGTATTCTTCATCCAATTCAGATGGAAAATGAATGTAACCGGGTGCAACGTCTTCCACTTGAAGCCAAGAGAATATCACTTCTTTGGCAGTGTCGGTTCCTACAGGCACCAATGGGATTCTTTGCTTTCCTGTTTGAGTGGGTCTACCAGCGATCAACTTTCCAGCTGTACTCATTCCCTTAATTGCAAATATTCTTCTGCCTGATTTACCTTTGCAAAAATTATAGACCGATTGAGTTTGATAACCAGAGTCAACAGCGGTGCAAGCAATACCAATAAAGCTGCCATCATCCTTCTTGTATTTCTTTTTTAAATACTCATCCAGTTCTTTCCATACTGCTGATTGTGAAGTCTCTCCCCAGAATATCTTGTATTCGATTACATAAGATTGAGAATCCAAAGCCCAACCAATTGTTTGTATTTCAATTCGTTCTTTTTGTATATCGACCCCAGCTGTAACAACCAGCACATCTTTTGGAATCAGTGTTGCATCATAATTCTCTCGCCTTGCCATTAGTTCATGTGTCTCGATCTCAGTTCCCTGATCAGTCCATACTTCACCCAAAGCTGTGTTGATAAAAGTCTTTAATTGTTCCGGGTGCTTCTTCACTTCCAGAAATGTTTGAACCATGCTTTCCCAAGTTGACCAAGGTGAATACAGTTCTGAAATATGGAACCCAGCCACACGATTGGTTTCTTCACTTGCCTTCCATTCGCCATCTTGCAGCATCTTAATTTTGTGCTTTTCTTCAATGACACCGCCACAATGTTGGCAAGCATAATAAACAGTTTCCGGCTTGCCTTCATCCCACTGCACAAATTTCCATTCCAATCTTTGCTTCTCATCACAATGAGGGCATGGCACCAAATAGAATCGTTTATCGGATGTTTCCCATGCTGCTTGTATTCGACTCACTCCATCGATGGTTGGAGTTGAAGCCATTAGAATCTTTCGGTTCCAGAATGTTTGAGTTCTTTTGATTGCCAGCTGTACGGGATCTCCTTCGGTTGCAGCGGAATCTGGATAACGATCCACCTCATCGCACAACAGGATCCGCACTGGTCTTGATGCAAGTGAGGAGGCTGAGTTGGCACCAACGACCGATAGATTCCCTCCGGGGAACTTCTTGTGCAGCACTGTATTCTCACTGTCTCGGCTTCTAGGCTCTTTGACTTTGTTTGATAGTGCTGGGCTTGCTTTCAACATGGGTGCCAGTCTGTCCTTGCTCCAAGTTCTAGCCATGTCCAATGTGGGTTGCAGAACCAGAATAGGGGAGGGGTTCTGTGCGATGTAATATCCGATGATGTTATTGATGATCTCGGTGGCACCAACCTGAGAAGATTTGGAAAAGACTACAACCTCAATGGATCGATCTGCAATGACATCCATGATCTCTCTTTGATAAGGCGCACGACTGGTTGACCAGTTGCCGGGTTCAGCTGATGATTCAGAACTAAGAACTCTGAACTGATCCGCCCACTGGCTGACCTTCAGATTCTTTGGTGCTTGAAATATCTTCAGTGACTTCTTCCACGCTTGCTTTATCGAATGGCTGTTCTGCAAGTTCATTTAATGCCTCATGTATTTCGGTTCTAATAATTTCTTCAGCTGTTGCATAGTCTTCAGCTGCGATAACCAAGTGAGCAATCTTGGCTGGTGTGTTTAATAATTTGGCTCTGCAATTACCAATCAACTCTGACCATTTATCAATGACCTCATCGGTCTTGATCAATGACAATTCCAATTGACCCACTTCCATTTCAGTTCGATCTGCCTGAGCCTTAGCCAGCCTAGTCCTTTCAGTCTGCAAGTCCGTTTCTTTTGCCTCATTGCCAAAGGCTCGTTCCCGGAGATACTTAATATAAAGAGTTACATTGGTT